TGTATCAGGAAGCCCGAACTCTACCGATGTACCTCCTTGGTAACAATCCTGAACTCGGTAAGGTCAAGCGCGAGATGTTATTCATCGGTTTGCTAGAGTCGTTGTTCCCTAAAGACGCAGAGTTTCTGATTGCAGTCAAGGACAGAAAGGTCACAGGTCTGGATGTTGACACTATCAATCTTGCATTCCCAGGACTTATTCCGGCATGAGCAAGTCAGTTAAACGCAATAATAAGTATTATGGCGAAGATCTATATGAATCTTATAATGTACAAGAACACCGCAATCATCTCAAAGAGAAGAGACTTCGTGCTGCTCTAAAATCTAAAAACTGGAATACGCTGCAGCGAATAACTGAAGAAGAGTATTAATGCCGTTATATGAGTTTGTGAATACCGAGACCGGAGAACAGTGGGATGACTTCATGTCCTATGAGTCATACAAGGTATATCTTGCCGAGAATCCTCACATTAATCCGGTCTATTCCATTTCGATCATCGGCGGTACTGGCGATCGAGTAAAGACGGATAGTGGGTTTAAAGATGTATTGAGCAGGGTTGCTCAGGCGAATCCCCACTCTCCATTAGCCCAGACACACGGCGATAAAGGTGTCAAGGCATCTAAAACCCGTGAAGTCGTCCAAAAACATAAAAGCAAGGGATAACTTGTGGAACATAGCCAACCTCGTCTAACCAAAAGAGAGAAGAGAATCGCCAGACAGAATGGTGATGCGCCTGAAGGACCGACATTTAGAAGTCAAAACTTCAATCTTAAAAATATCAACCCTCTCACAGAAAATCAACGTATTGCGTTTGATGCAGTTGATGATGGAAAACATCTAATGCTACATGGTATGGCTGGCACCGGTAAAACTTTTATTGCACTTTATAAGTCAATTGAAGCAATGATGTCAAATACTGGTGTACAAAAAAAGATTTATATTGTAAGATCAGTAGTACCAACACGTGATATGGGCTTCCTTCCGGGCAACCAGAAGGAGAAGATGAAGGTCTACGAGGCGCCTTACTATGCTATCTGTCAGGAATTATTCGACCGGTCAGATGCATATGAGATCCTCAAGCAGAAGAATGCGATTGAGTTTATCTCGACCTCATTCGTTCGTGGTATCACCATGAACAACTGCTATGTGATTGTGGATGAGGTCAACAACATGACCTTTCATGAACTGGACTCCGTCATCACACGTATTGGTAAGGGTTGTAGAGTATTGTTCTGTGGTGACTTCCGTCAGTCAGACCTTACGAAGGACCAAGAACGCAACGGACTGAAAGACTTCATGAGAGTTTTAGGTCGGTTGAATGACTTTGTACATGTTGACTTCCTCGAACAAGATATTGTTCGTTCGAAGCTAGTGAAGGAATATATCATTGCACGCCAGAAACTCGGTCTCCAACCCTAAGATCTTTAACTTTGTTCCTGATGAAGAATTTGAATTCTTTGATCGTAAAGAGATCGATGGCATCAGACACTACATAACACCGAATGGCAACTATCCATCGGTTACAACCGTACTCGGTGCAATGCTAGATAAGTCAGCACTTGACGAATGGCGTGCACGGGTAGGTGATGAGCAGGCTGACTTCACCAGTCGACTTGCCGCTGCAAGGGGTACTAACATCCACACTATGTGTGAGAACTATGTTCGAGGACTGGACGTGGATGTTAGTATGCCCTTCAATGCTATGTTATTCGACCAAGTCAAGAAGGTTCTTGATGAACATGTTGATGACATCATCGGATGTGAACTGACTCTGAAGTCTGATGAATTACAGATTGCAGGATCTTGTGATCTTATTGCATTGTATGATGGTAAGCTATCGATCATCGACTACAAGACATCGGCTAAGAATAAGATGAAGCAATGGATTGAATCCTATTTCCTTCAGACATCACTCTATGCCTATATGCTGTGGGAGATGACTGGCTTGATGGCCAAACAGTGTGTCATTATCATCGCAGTGGATGAGGAACCGATGCCACAAGTCTTCATCGTCAAGCCTCGAGAGTACCTTGAGAAAGCTGCGGCTCTCTGTCGAGCCTACCACAAAAAATAAGAAAATGCGGTTTCGGCCGCATTTTTTTTCACTTTTTTATGTACATTATTTTGAAAACAATATAAGGTGTACCTATGATGATGAAAGAAACAATTATGACTCACAATGAATTCGACTTCTACTTCGACAGCGCTGATCTCCATGACGAGTATATGGAGTACATCATGGAAAACTGCCAGGGTGAACGCGTCATCTGCAATGGTGATGATCTGATTATCGCCTCTGAAGAGGGATACCTCTATGAAGAGTTTCGCGACCACTGGATTGCTACCAACGCATAATAGTTGTGTACATTAATTCAAAACTGTATATAATGGTATATACCAATTGTGATAAGGAATTAGATTATGGAAAACACCTATTGGAATGAGAAAGGCACCTACTGCCAACTCAATGTAGAACTTGAGAAGTTGATTCCGGCGATTGGCCCTGTTGATAAGCCTTCGAAGAACAAAGCTCTTGAACGGTATCGTAAGGCTTCTAATGCCTACTACGATATCTTCAACAACGGCGGTGGAAACCGTCCTGGTGCAATTCGTGCTTTCTTCGGCTTTGGTATGTCCTCTATGAAGTGTGGTGGCGATTACAACTGGAATCTCATTCACCATATCGTAGAACCTATCATGGACCAGATCATCCTGGCAGCTGCCAAAGAGCAGGATATCCGTGATTGGGATGCCGAAGCTGCTCAGAACGACTACGAAAAAGAATTTGCATAATTTCAAAAATAACTGTGTACAAATTATCAAAAATATCGTAGAGTGAATAATAAGCTAAGGAGATTGTTATGAACATGTACACCCGTGAGATTGCTGCTCTTCTCAACATCAGCCTTGAAGAGGCCGTCAAGGTCCAGGACGAGATGGAATGCAACGGCATCGATTACAGCGAATGCACAAAGGCAGAGTTCAAGCGTGAAGCTAAGTACGCATATAGCACACTTTCTATCTAATCTAATTTGAAACTGAAAAGGAATATAATATTATGGCACATATGATTGAAATGATCGACGGTCAGGCTTCGATGGCTTGGGCAGGCGATCTTCCCTGGCACGGTCTCGGCACGAAGGTCTCGAACGACCTGACTCCTGAGCAGATGCTTAAGGCTGCAAACCTCGACTGGAAGGTTACTCCAGTTCCTGCATTTGCCGAGATTGCTGGCAAGCAGGTCGACATCGGTCGTTCGGCTCTGGTCCGTGACCGTGACAACCGCGTCCTCGACGTCATCACGAACGACTGGATTCCTAACCAGAATGCAGATGCTTTTGAGTTCTTCAACGACTTCATCGCTGCTGGTGAGATGGAGATGCATACTGCTGGTTCGCTCCGTGACGGTCAGATCGTCTGGGCTCTGGCCAAGATCAAGGACTCCTTCGAGTTGTTCAAGGGCGACCAGGTTGATTCCTACATGCTCTTCACGAATCCTCATAAGTATGGTTCGTCGATTGACGTTCGCTTCACACCGATTCGTGTGGTCTGCAACAACACTCTGACTCTGTCGCTCTCGCAGAACTCCAGCCAGGTTGTTAAGGTTTCGCACCGCAACGAGTTCAACGGTGATGCTGTCAAGGAAACGCTTGGCATCGCCAAGGAAAAGCTCCAGTCCTACAAGGAAATGGCTGCTTACCTCGGTTCGAAGCGTTATAACGACGAGAACATCGTTGACTACTTCAAGCGTGTCTTCCCTGTCACTGGTGCCAAGAAGGAGATCAGCAAGAACGCTGAGATCGCTCTCAACATCATCGACCAACAGCCTGGTGCAGAGTATGCCGAAGGTACATGGTGGCAGGCATTCAACGCCGTCACCTTCATGACTGACCACGTCATCGGTCGTTCGGCTGACAACCGCCTCCAGTCTGCCTGGTACGGTTATAACAAGGGTCTCAAGACTCGTGCCCTTGAGTCTGCAGTGGAGTTTGCAGATGCTGCTTGAGGTTAAGAATCGGTCCCCAGAATCCTGGGGACCTCTTGCCGCCGTTGATCGTAAGCGTGAGAAGCTCAAAAAGGAACAATCTGCCAAGAATAAATAAGTTCATGGTAGAAGAAAACGGAATGTACTTTGTTGGAATGTGCCTAGAAACTGAGGATGATGATGTCATCTTTCCGGTCATGTTCCATACAAAGAACTATAAAGAAGCTTTGATACTTGCCTCCTGTATCGCCGATGGTGATCCTAGGAAACGAGTGATGTATGCTGATATCAATGAAGACTATTTTAGAGATTAACTTATGAAAAAGATTCTTGCTAGTTTCGTTGCAGTTTCGTTGCTTGCAAGCCCAGTCATGGCGCGCGAACACCGTGGCCAAGAACATCATGAAAAGCGTGGTGGTGGTTGTGGTTGGCTCTGCGGGGCTATCATTGGCGGTGTTGTTGTAGGAGCTTTGAGTTCCAAGCGTGAACAAGAACCAGAGTACGACAACCGCTACTATCCACCAGATTATCGTTATGATCGACGTTACTGTGTCCGCGAACAAGTTGTAGAGTGGCGCCGCGGTGAACGTTATGTCTATTGGCAAACCACCTGTAATTAAGGAAATTATATGAAGAACTTTATTGCTTTGGCGCTAGTGATGGCGCTGACTACTCCGGCTGTTGCTCAGAAGACTCCTGTTGGTGTAACCTATGACACAACCATTGTTCGTGCAGTTGACGGTGATACAGTAGTTATCGCTGCTCCATATCTACCGGCTCCTTTGAAGCCTGAACTCGGTGTCAGAATCTTTGGTGTTGATACTCCAGAAAAAGGTTTTCGTGGCAAGTGCGAGAGTGAAAAGCAACGTGGTGAGCAAGCAACCATCTTTACAAAGGATGTAATCAAGGCTACAAAGAAGCATCAGGTTGTTCTATATGATTGGGACAAGTTCGGTGGCCGTGTTCTTGGAGATATCCTCCTTGACGGCATGAGCCTTCGTCAGCTGCTGATCAAGAACGGATTTGCCCGCGAATATTTTGGTGATGCAAAGCAGTCTTGGTGTGAATGAGACCTCTACATGTATTCTATCATTTCTTTGCAAGGCCTGGGTTCGATTGGATCTGGGCCTTAGATCAACAGTTACAGCTTCTTAAGCTATCTGGTTTGCCTAGCAATGCTACGATCTGGATGTGTGTCACTGGTGAGATAGATCTAGACTACATTGCAAGACGATATCCATTTGTCATTGTGTGTAATGTCAGAAGTGCCAATGCGCCCAACATCTTTGAGGGGCAAACACTACAGGCCATTCATCAGGCAGATCTACCGGATGATGCATACGTCCTGTATATGCACAACAAAGGTGCAACCAGTAACTCCACGCACGTGGCCGCATGGCGTGAGTGTCTCAACTATGAGATGATCACCAAGTGGAGACTGTGTTATGACATGCTATCTGCCTACGATGTTGTAGGTGTCAGTGATACCCATGTCCGGAGATCTAAGAACGTCATCACAAGCGGCAACTTCTGGTGGGCCAGAGCCAAGTATCTGAAGACTCTGCCAGATCCTGTCGACTCAACTAAGTATCTGGACAAGCATCATCCTGGTGACTACGACTATCGATACTGTTTCGAGAGATGGATTACGGCAAACGGTCCTGATATAGGATTTACACTTGATATGAATGTTGATCCATACATTGAATATTATTTTGTCGAAGAACATATGTAAAGGGAATAAAAATGAATAAAATGACAGTAATTGACAGTATTGTTTCTGCATGGACCGGTCATAAAGAATTTGCTATGTGGTTAGTTGAAACTATGAAACCAGATACTATTGTAGAACTTGGTGTAGATTATGGTTATTCTACATTTTGCTTTGCTGCACCCTCTATCGGCACTGTATATGGTATTGATTGGTTTAATGGTGATTATCAAACAGGTTATCGTAATACATATTCAGATGTTATGAATAATATTGAACGCGGTGGTTTCAATAATATTGAGATTATTACTGATAGATTTGAAGAAGTTGCCAAGACATGGGATAAACCTATTGATATTCTACATATTGATGGTTTACATACGTATAATAATGTTCGTAATGATTATGAAACTTGGACTCCGTTTCTTCGCGACGGTGGTATAGTTCTAATGCATGATACAATCTCATTTCCAGATGAAGTTGGCAAATTTTATAATAATATTAATTTGCCAAAACTAAATCTAAAAAATTCAGCGGGTCTTGGTATTGTATGTACTGATACAGATCTTATGGATAAAATCTTTAAAACATTTAAACATTATCTATGAAAATTAAAGTTTTTTCTCATATTGTAGATCTGCCTGGTGGTTTTCAGATTACTAATGAGCAAATCCAAATGTTTTTT